GTATAAATGGTATTGCTAAAGAAATGGAATGGGATGATGTAGTAAAGGAAAATTGGTACAAAAAGATTAAAAATGTAAACGTTATAATAAGTCAATAATATGATTCAGGTACAAAAAGATAAAGATAAGGTGTTGGTATCTATCACTTCTCAGCTAGATAGGGAAGATGTTTACCAATTAGTATCAGACCTTAACAAATGGTTAGAAGATACTTTAGAGATACCAAAGTTCAAAGGTATAGATGAGGAAGCTGTAAAAGAAGCTATGTACTACTCTCAGCAGAAAAGATTGTTGGAAGAAGGTATGAAAGAATATATTGCTAGTATTAAACCAACTCAGCACATCCAAAAGGAATTAAAAACAATAGAGTTAGACCCAATCAACAGAGAAGTGGAAGTAACCAAAATTAAATTAAAAGAAAATGTCAGAAAATAAAAAATACAACTTAGAAGAACTGCTAAAGAAATCTACATCAGATATTACGCATGATGAGATGATGTTTGTGTTAGAAAATATGGATTTACAATCTCTATTTGATGCAGCAATCAAAAGACAAAACGAAAAATTTATTAATTTAACTGATGAACAAAAGAATTAGGGTAAACAAATTTAATATTGATTGTTATAGTAATAGAATAAGCAGTGGTCTTTTATCTAAACGCCATTTTATTTATTCCACTGCGCTATTTTACCCTATATTTCAGCCAGCCTTTACTCCAATTTAGGCTGGCTTTTTTATGCTTAAACTTTAAATAATGATACAAACTAAAACAGAAGTGGCAATGGCCCCAATTAAAGGATTTGATGACTATCATATTTGTGATGATGGTACAGTCTATACAACTAAAGTATCTCCACGCTATAATCCAAATGGTGAGCTGAGAGTATTAAGACCACGTAAACATAAGAGCGGTTATCTTTACATAGGATGCTTTGTTGGTAAAGGACCTTCTAAACAAAGATTATGGAGAAGGGTACACAGGGTTGTATATGAAACATTTGTTGGAAAGATTAAAAGCGGTTATGAGATAGACCATATAGATGGTAATAAGCATAACAATGATATTACTAATCTAAGAGCTGTAACCCGTTCAGAGAATATGATAGCCGCATTTGAAAGAAGAAAAAACAATAAAAATAAGTAATTATGTGTATATTACCTTTTGGAACTTGGTTACACCACATTATAGGAGTTGTAACCTTTGGATATGGAGAACAATTAGCAGGATGGGTAGCTTGGACATTCTTTAAGAACCCAGATTGTGGTTGTAAACGTAGACAAGAATATTTGGATAAGTTATTTGGATGTGAGGACTTTGGAAAGATTAAATTATAATATATGGAAGAATTAAAACCAAATGTAGCTGAGAGCAGGTACGCTCCACTAAATTTATCAGAATTTCAGGAATTAAGAACACACTTAGAAGGAATCAAAGCATTCTTACCTGAGCATTTAATGACACCATTTTGGAGCTGGTGTAATAGAATCAGAGGTGAAAAAGTAAATCAACCTTGTAGTTGTAAATCATCAGCAAGACATTGGGGAACTTGTGTGGAAGACTTGAGAAAATTTGTTAGAGAAAGAAGTGAATAAAGTAAAGATAGAAAATAATAAACGATTAGATACACTATTCAGACAATCTCACAATTGGTTGATAGCAGTTGCGTTTAATCTAAGTAAGGACTCAGAAACAGCAGATGAGCTAGTTGGTGAGTTGTATCTTTATTTAGGAGAGAAGTGTAACCCATCTCTTTGGTATCTCAATTCATTTAATCTGATGTACTGCCACTCATTCATCCGTAGTAGATTCTTCAACAAAATAAAGGCGGACAAAAGAAAGACAGAATTTGTAGGAGATAACAATGAAGCAGATATAGAGTACGATATAGATACAGACGAAAGATTGGAAGAAGCATACAATAATGTAGTAGCAGAACTAAAGAATATGGAAAGGACAAGACAATGGGCTAGTTCTAAACTATATCAACTATACGCATTTGATAAGGAGATGACATTAGAGAAATTGGCAGCAGAAATAAAAATATCTAAATCCACAGCCTTCCTACAAACGAAGAAGGCTAAGCTTCACCTAAGAAATACAATTAAGAACCCATTCAGGAGCGATTCCTGACAGGCAAATTTGATACATCTACTACAAAGTGATAGAAGTGTGTTAAAATAATATAGACAAGTTTAAATAACAGGAAATAACAATGGCATTCCAACCTGGCAATAAGTTAAGTAAGGGTAGACCGAAAGGTGCTATCAATCGTAGTACCGAAATGATGAAGGTATCAATAGCTCGTGCTACCAATAGAGTATTAGACCAACTTCCAACAATTATGGAAGAAATGGTGAAGAAAGACCCAAAGAGTGCAGTGGATTTAGCACTGAAGATGTTAGAGTTCCACATGCCGAAGATGAGTAGAGTGGAAATGAAAGCTGAAGTAGAACAAAGGATTCAGCAGATTCAAGTTAATATAAACCAAACAGGCAGTAATGAACTTGGAAATTAATACTACAATAACATACCAGCATCAAAACGATTCACCAACTCGTATCACTGTACATTATGGTGGAACTAGAAGCGGTAAGACCTATGCTTTACTACAATGGATAATAGTAAAGTGCTTGGAAGGTAAAGAAGATGTGACAATAGTAAGAAAGACGATACCAAGCCTGAAAAGAACCTTAATAAAAGATTTTAAAGATATAATGGTTGAGATGGGCCTGTGGAACGAAAACGATTTCAACATATCAGATAGAGTATATAAGTTCTATACTGATTCTGAAATTAAGTTTGTAAGTACGGATGACCCAGATAAATTGAGAGGATTAAAGAGTAGCATACTATGGTTAGATGAAGCTAACGAAATAGATGAGGAATCATTCTTCCAATTACAAATACGTTGTACAGGTCCAATTGTTTTATCACTAAACCCAACCATCTCTCCGCACCATTGGATTAGAGGCTTGGAGAATACAACACAATTCTTTACCACATTTAAAAACAATCCATACCTTAATAAAGAGTTGGTAGATGCTATTAAAGCATTGGAAAGAACAAATCCAAAAGCATGGAGAACATACGGATTAGGTGAGTTCGTACAAAATGATAAGGCTGTATTCCAATTTAATGTAGTAGATTGGGTGCCGGATGATGCAGAATTTGTTTGTGTTGGTATAGACTTTGGATTCAGTAATGACCCAACTGCAATCATATCACTATTCAAAAAGGATAGAGAGATTTACTTAGTTGAGAATTGCTACGAAAGAGGATTGGTGACAAATGATATAGCTAGTAAATTAAGAACAATCATAGGAGATAATCGTTGGGAAATCTGGGCTGACTCAGCGGAGCCTCGTTTAATAGAAGAACTATATCGTATGGGATTCAATATAAGACCGGTAGTGAAAGGAAAGGATAGTATTAACTTTGGTATTCAGGTCCTACAAAACTATTCTATAAACATTCCTAAAGCATGTCAGAACTTAGTAAATGAGTTTTATGGATACGAATGGGAAACGGATAGATTCGGAAGACAGATGGATAGACCTGTTGATTTTAACAATCACTTAATAGATGCAGCCCGATATGCAGCAATGATGAGATTATCGCAAGTGGCAACAGCGAAAGGAAAGTATGTAATTAGAGTACGATAAAACGAAATATATGGAAGAAAAACAATACCTTAAAATAGGTGAAGCTCTGATAGGTGAGGAGCAAATTATGGAAATGGCAGCTTACATTAATCACTTAGAAACCGAAAATGGGAAGATAATGGAAGAACTGAAAGCATCTAAGGCTTATCTATCTGCCACAATACAACAAAGGAATTCAGCACAGGCTAAATTAAGAAACGTGTTGGAAAGACAGATGAGTACTGTGGATATAACCAATATACCAGTTCAATCAGCTGAATTTGAAATAGTAAGTGATTTAGAGAATCCTGAAATGTATAGAGTGCCTGAAGGTAGAGTATCCGTAGTAGAAAAATCAAATAAAGCATAATATGAAGG